TTTTTCCAAAATTCTTCAAATGCAAGTATATTATCATTAGATATATCTTTAATTATATTATTAGAGGACTCTTGGGAGTCCTTTCCAATAGGACTTAGCTGAGTCCTTTCCAATGGGACTGAGTTGAGTCCCCTACCTTCTTTTTCATATGGGACTACTGAGTCCCCTACCTTATTAAAATTAAACTTATATGCATTGGTTTTATTTTTTCTTTTTATCTTAGTAATAATGTTAAGATCACATAATATTTTTATTTTTCTTTGAACAGTTTTTTCACAAACACAATTTCTTTGTGCAATCCTTTTTTGTGAAGGAAAAGCAATATCATAATCCTCATTGTGATGATGTGCTAAATCAATCAATACAAGTTTAGCTAAATGATCTTCTAGTTCTTGCTCTAATACAAATGCCATAGCTTTAAAACTCATATTGGAACTCTCCCTAATATTGTAAAACTATCTATTGGATAATGTGCTATTAATCCAAAATCATTCTTATCACCTCTATCTTTTCTACCACCTAAAGCAATATCAAAATCTTCAGCAAAATCTATATGACCATAAACATCAGACCAGCAGACTAATAACAAAACTCTTTTCCTAGTAAGATCAAATAGTTCTTTAGCTTTCTGCACCTTGTTAAAACCAACAAACATTGATTTATATTGATCATGTTTAAACACTCTACATTTGACTTCAGCAAACCCTACAATCTTTTTATCAATGCATAAGGCATAATCTATTTGTTGTGTCATTGGTAGCTTCTGTTTTTCTAATTTATAGTGCTTACAAAATGCATCTATAACTTTAGTTTCTCTAATTAAATCTTCTTTAGTTTCATACATATTTGTAAGTTTCCTTTATTGCTTGAAATATTTGAGCAGCTACTTGTGGGACAATACTATTGCCAAGAGATTTCAATCTAAGCTTTCTAATTCTGTCCATCCCCTTGGATAACCCATCATCTCCTCTATAAACTCTGCTTTCACTTTGCCAATCTGATTGTCCATCTTTTCCAACCTCAAAATATCGCAAGTTAAAGATGTTTCTCTCTCCCATTCTGACGGGTACCCAGCTTCTATCTCTAGATGTGCAAGAGGTGTTGGCAATAATCCATAATCTTTGTCTTGAATGATTTGCTCCAACGGACATAGCTGGAATATTGAATACTTGCGATTGATAGCCTTCACTCTCCAAACCCAGTAAAATCTGTTCCAATCCCATTGACTGCAGACCAACAACATTTTCGCCAATAATCCAATCTGCTTTGACCATCTTAGCGATCTCAAACATTTCATCCCATAAATATCTGTCATCATCAAAGCCTTTTCTTTTTTCTGCTGACATAAGACTAAACGGTTGGCACGGGAATCCCCCGCATACAATGTTAACTCCTCTAAATCCATCTGCTTCATTTTTTAACTCCTTCACATCATCATAAATTGGAACATCTTTCCAATGCTTCCTTAGAACCTTTTGACAAAATTTATCAATTTCGCAAAATCCAACTGTTTCAAAACCACCTACTAATCTCTCAGCAGCGAAGCTAAAACCACCAATCCCACTAAAAAGATCTAATATTTTAATCTTTTCCATTTTTTACCAAATCACAAAAATCATCTAAATCCATACATATGATAGGTTTTTTCCTATCAGCGCCAATAATCAAAGCATCAACATCTTTAGACCAATCATATATCTGTTTAAATCCATCTGCTCTTTTCTTTAATTCAAAAACAAATTCTTCATTATTGATCTTGGCTATGACATCACCTTTAAGCCAAGTTGCACCAGATAAAGGTACTCTTTTAGCTTTTATTTCATGTAGATCTAGTTGTTTAACTATTTCTCTTTCAAATCTAGCGCCTTTATCTCTTTGCATTTTACCCATCTATCCAATCCTCTAAATCAACTGCTTCATTAGTAACTTTCTTGATCTCCAACACTTTTTTTAAGGATGGTGTTCTTTTCTCAAATATCCATCTGTTAACAGTTGCAGGTGCTACATTAATAGCACTTGCAAACTGCTTTTGTGAGATATGATATTCTTTTAAATAATCATTCAGCTTCATTAGTAATAACTCCCGGTAATTGCCCATAAAAGAAGATATAAAGCATACAAGCTACCAAAAACAACGAGTATGCCAATAAACTCTATAAAATAAACTCCATATTTTTTTATTAAATAAATTATAGTATCCATTATAAACAATGCTCCTTACATAAAATATTAACTTTACTTGATTTATTTGGTTTTGCTTGACCACTTACATTAATATGACAAGCATAATGATTTGAATTAACACAACATACAAATTTTGGATTTAAATCATCAAATTCTTCTTTAGTAATTTTAAAAATTGGATATTCAACTTTTTCAAAACAACTATAAACAGCTACTCCATCTGTGATAAAAATGTATCCATCTTTTTCTATTGCCCAATTAATTCTAGAACCACCTTTATTGCTATGTCTGAAATTATCATAATTAACTTCATACATATTAGCATATTTCCAATCTTTATGTTTAGGTGCGCAACTTAATGCAAATCTAATGTGTTCCATTTCTAAAATCTCCAAAATCTTTTATTATCATCAAACTTAGGAGAATACTCAGCATCACCATTATTACATGATCTGATCATACCAAGCATAAATCCATTTACATTCCAACCAAAATTGTTGCAATGGATTTGATCCCATAACTTACCATCAGCATGAAAGGTTTTAATGATAGCTACACCACCAATTTTTTTAACAGTTGCATAAACACCTGTATCATTATGAACCCAAGCACCTTTAATATTTCTAGTAAGATTTTGCATACCATTTTTTCTCATTACATTGCTCCCATTCTAAATGTGTGTGAATGTCCATTCTCAAATGCTTCCATACCTCTATCAATAGAAACATTTTGCATCTTCTCAGCTTCAGAAGGTTTGATAAAATATTCCATCATATAACCATCTTTAGAGTCATGTGCTATATCAATCGCCTTATCAATTTTTACAGGAACTAAAGGAATTGGTTTGCTTATATGTCTATATTGACCACCATCACAATCCATCCCCTCAGTAACCATTACAGTAAAGCCATCTTCAGAATTTTTTTTGTAATATTCATAAGTTGATTGCTTCTCAGCTAACTTATCTTTTCTAGTATAAAATTTACTAACTGCTATAAATTCTTTTAGTTCTTTTCTTAAACTTGTTTGATGTTTTCTTTGAAAAGCTTTTAGATCTTGATTTTTCTCAATATGATCATAGAACTTAACCAAAGAATTATATAATGAAGTTATATGTTTTCTTTGCTTTTCTTTTGTTATATTCATTAGTGTTTCTCCTCATTTAAGTTATGATCTACTAAGTAAATCTTGTAAGGCAGAACTATGTCTGCCTTAATAGGTTTACTTTGTAAGTTCATAATATTTATCAATAATCTGATCTCTTCTCTTTTGCTCATCATGTAAAATATGACCTCTACCAAAATGTGCTTTATTAATCTCTTTAACCTCTTCATATTCTCTATAAGTTCCAAAAGATTTAGTTAATTGAAGTGCAACCTCTCCGTGTTGGTTATTATCTTCTAATTCTTCTATTTCTTTTCTTGTTATTTCTAAAAACATTTTGTATCTCCTCATTTGTTTATACTAAGATATTACCATATTGGTAACACTATGCAAGCAAAAAAGTAAAAAAAAGTAAATATTTCTTGAAATAATGCATTTTTTCTATAATTTAGTGGTATGAATGATCAAAAAATTACACATTTTTCAGCTTCTCAGCTATTACAACCTACTGCTTTATGGATGTTTAAGTATTTATATCTGCAAGAGGAAAGAAATCAGATCATATTTAGTGAGAATGCCGCAGTTGGTAAAGTTTGCCACGAATCAATCCAAATGGCATTATCTGGATATGATTTAGCTGAAGCTTGTAAAGAAGGACAAGTACATTTTGATTTTGAAGATGCAAATAAAGATGAAGCTAAAAGAATTAAATTTAGAGGAATAATTCCAGATATTGTAAAAAATGGCTATGAGATATTAAAAGAAAATGGTTTTGACAATGCTCATACTGAAGTAGAAGTAAATTTTAATCTTACAGGCATAGATTATCCAATATTAGGATATGTAGATCTTTTTGTAGAAAATAAGATGTTTTGTGAGATTAAAATAAAACCACCTAGAAAAACAAAGATAAAAAAAGATGGTACACAAGGTTGGAGCAAACAAACTTTGCCTAAAGCACCAATGCATAATCATTTATTACAATCAGCTTTATACCATCATGCATTAAATGTTAGTCCTTGTATTTGCTATGTAAATGAAGCTGAAGCAGTTTTTTTTACTCCTTATAATTGTGATGAATTAAGATATGAGAATTTTAAGCATTACATTGAGGAAATGAGAAATAAGGCACTAATAAGGCAAAATCTATTAAAGTATAGTGATAAGCCAAAAGATCTAGCTAGGATTATAGATCCAGAATTTATAAGAGATGGCAGACCTAATTTTTATTGGGACATTGGAGAAGAATATTTAGAGGAAGCGAGGAAGTTATGGAAGTTTTAGAAGATAAAAATAATAGTTTACCAAAAGCAAAAGTAGTTAAAGCAATAGCTGAGTTTAGGAGAGAGAATTTTATTAAAGCTACTGGTAAAAATCAAATGATTAGAAATAATATTGGTGGTATCAAATATGCTACTTTAAATGACCTTTTAAAGGTGCTAGAAGGCACAAATAAATTTGGGATTGAATGGTATCAAAATTTTAATTCCCCTTATCTGATGACCACAATAATGCATTTAGATAGTGGTGAATTTATTGAAAGTGTGATAGAACTAAAAACTGAAAAAGAAACATATCATTCTTTTGGATCTGCAATCAGCTATTTAAGAAGATATAGCTTAATAACTATGTTTGGTTTACAAGATTCTGATGATGATGGTAATATGACTTTAAGAGGTAAATCAGATAAAACCCTTGAAAATAATATTACCTCTAAGAATACTAGTGATGGTGGTGTATCCTCCTCATCCACCATTACTAGTTTAAAATCTGCACTAGCTGAGTGTAAAACAGTACAAGATGTAAATAAGTATTATCGAGAAAATTATAAAGCATTAGGTAAAAATTTATCTGATGAAGAACAAGAGATATTCACAATTAGAAAAGGAGAATTATTATGAATGTTATATCATTTGATGGAAGGTTAACAAAAGACGCTGAATTGAAGCAGTTACAAACTAATACTGTTTGTAATTTTGATGTTGCCTGTAATATTGGATATGGTGATAGAAAAAAAACAATTTATTTAAGATGTGATCTCTGGAATAAGAGAGCAGAAAGTTTACATTCTTATCTAAAAAAAGGTAATCAAGTTTTTATATCTGGTGAATTATCTACTGAAGAATATACTGATAAAAATGGTGATATTAAATCTTCTCTTAAATGTAGAGTAAATGATTTATCTTTTGGTGCTGAAACTAGAAATAATGAAAAAATTCAACCTACTGAACAAAATAATGAAAAAATTCAACAAGATCCAACTATTGATGATGATGAGATACCTTTTTAACTATGAGTGATTTTGTAAATAGTCCACCACATTATACAAAAGGTAAAATAGAAACTATTGAAGCTATTCAATCAGCTTTAGGTGATGGTTTTGAATTTTATCTTCAAGGCAATATTATGAAGTATATTTGGAGATATTCACATAAAAACCAATTAGAAGATCTAGAAAAAGCACAATGGTATTTAAGTAAATTGATTGAATTTAAATCTAAAAATAAGTAATTTAAATGAGTGAGCAAAAAATATAAAAGATGTAATTTGTGTGAAAAACTATTTTTGCCAAATCCAAAACATAAAAAAATTCATAAGATTTGTGAAGATTGTAAAACTATTAGACTAAGTAGGAATGTTGAAGTTAGTAAAATATATAAAGATCTATCTAAAAATCCACCAATGCCTTCAGAAGATGAAATGTTTTTTGAAGATGATCCAAGAGCATTAAAAGATAAAGACCATACTAGATATAAAAATAGAGTTAGTACATTTGTTCCTAGAAAAGATTTATAATATTGTCCTTTTAAATATTGGTATATTATGTTTTACAGCTTGTTTAACACCTAACAGCATTCCTTTAGATATACCTAAATCAATGTAAAGAATCATTTGATCAGCAAACTGATACCATTCAAAAGCTTGGGACATACCAAGCCATCTTTCTTTTTTATCTTTATCATTTAATACTTGAGTATAGAGTAAATGAGAAGCAAAAGGACATTCATCCCTTTCTAAGCTATCTCTAAGGCACTTTTTAGCATATTCTATATTCTTCTCTACATCCCCAGAATAAGGACTTTCTAGAATAGTTTTTTTCCTCATTTACTTGCTGAAGTTTGACAACAATCCTCTATAATTGTTTTGCACATAATACATTCTAAATGTCCATCAACAGAAACAGTTTGTAATGCAATTTGGCATCTAGGACATAATTTGCAATGGTCTTTAATCTCTAAAATAGTTTGATCTTTATTTAGATGGTTTTGCATTCTCTTGCTCTTTCTTTTTTGCAAAATTGAAACCAAGATTTTTAGCCGCTCTTTCCCCATACCAAAAGCCTAAAGATAATAAATTTAATTGCCATAACATTTCCATATTGTCATCAGAAACATTCCTAGTAAGAAATCCATAAATAAAAGCACCAGCTAATAAATAAGTTAAAACTGGTCTTACTGATCCTCTTAATATTTGTATAGTCCAATGGACTTGATCTCCTCTACCTTCATAAGCCACTACAAAATCTCTAAAAGATGTTTCAGCTTTCTGAACTTCTCTCTCCATCTCTCTTTTAGCCTTTTCTTTAGCTTTAGGATCTGGAATTAAATCTATAACCTTACTTATAGTTGGTTGTAATATTGGCAATAATGCTTGTAACATTTAATAACTCCACATATTAGGTCTTGGTGATGGTTCAAATATATCTAGGTGTATAAACCTTCTTTTTCCACTTTGAGATACTCCTATCCCTGTAAAACCAAGATTAAAAGCTAATTTAACTATCTGATAAGCTTCTGATCCATTACAAGCTATATCGCAAGCTATTCCCCTAGTATGAACCCCGGGTGCATTCTTTTGTGCTTCTACAGGATGTCTTGGATCTCTAAAACCACTAGTGATCTTTAAAGGTTGTCCATAAGCTGTTCTTAATGCTTGTAGTTTGTCCATAAAATCTTTTCTCATCTCACATCTTTGTGTGTAAGTACAAGTAAACTCTTTTTCTTCAAAATTTTCATAATCATCCCAATTAATCATAATATCTCCTTCTTCTGCCAAACCTTTATCCACTTTTATTTTCTTTATAAAGATAGGCTAAAAATATAATAAAACCAATAATAGTAATACATAAAAATGTAATAGCTATATAATTAATAATTTTTCTTCTTAACTCCCTTTGCTGATAAATTTGTTGTTGTCTTCTTTTCCTAATAGCACCTTCTTCCCGGAGTAAGTTCTCCCAAGCTTGCATCCCGGACATTCCAACAATATAATTTTTTAGTTGTAACCTATGATCATGTAACTTTTTCTTTGCCGCATAAATCTCTATAGCTTCAGCTTCTATAGATTTACTATTCATAATCTTTTTAAATATTGGTGGATTTTGATTTTCCTTCTCTAGATTTGTGAGATCACTACAAGCACCTAACCATCTTCCTAAATCTCCAGACATTGATTCAATATCTCTGCCCATAGCAAAACCTTGCTTCACTAAATCAAAGCTTTTAGTAGCTACTGCTATAACTGAAGTTATTGTTAATGGATCTATTCATTTCTCCTTATTGGATAATACTCTATCAATCTTATCTTCTAATCTAATAAGAGATTGAACAATTCTATCAATGTCATCTTTTACATCATCCCTTCTAGCAAACTTTTCTCTAGTATCTGCTAAAACAAGCTGAAGTCTTTTTATTTCACCATACATTTTATTAAATGCCCAACCTACAGGAACTAC